AATGGCAGTCAACGAACATTCGGTAGCTCCGTTATTAAAAGTTAATGTTTTTTCGTAAGGCCCAATAATAGATCGTGATTCTAAAACCAATTGTTCTGCACGTTTGAGAGCAGCTTCGAGAGTTCTATAAGCATACGCTAGAGCACGACCTTGCAGTTCTTGCGACACACCCGGGCGATCGTCTTCACCGCTGAGCGCCACATACAAATTCACACTGCTACCAAATGCCGAACTATCAACATACTGTTTTGTAGCTGCGATCAATCCGCCGTAATTTGTGTCGTCATCTGGTTCTGGACTTCTAGAAAGTATCAGCGGTCCGCTCATACGTCCAAAGCTGGTATCTGTAAGACCTGTAGCAGGATCTATGGCATTGACCCCAAATCTAGATATTTTAGAATCTGCATAATTCTTATTAACTAATTCGTGACTGTAAATTGGTGCCAACGGGCTAATTGTTGTTCCGGCATCAACTATACGATATTGATTACCACCAGAGCGCATGGACAAATCGCCGCCCAGCTGTGGTGTTGTATCAGCAGCTATTTCGGCAAAATCCGCATTAATTGCAATTTGATTGGGGTTAGTGGTAAAATCAATGCTGATACCACTGCCTGCAACAAGTTTTTTAAATTGCAGTCCTGACTCTGTGTTATTCACAGTGACTACAGGAGTATTGCCAGTAACAACGTCGTTCTGACCCACGTAGGTAGCAGGAGTATCTTCTAGGCCTGTGAATTGTAATCTTTCGCCGAGCCCTAGTGAGCTGTAAAGTTCTCTAAAGTTGTCATTAACTTTACGGAATGAATCTCTTATACTGTCGCCGGTGCCGTCGTTGCCAACGGTGCCGATATCAATAGTCTTTCTTGCCATGGTTAGAATCCTAGATTGAGCAAATGCTCTAATATTTAGCCCAAAGTTTTATAAGCCGGATGTAAATACTAGATGTTTCTCACAACCAAAACTCAACTAAATCAATACTCTAGACTCAGTAAACACGGAGTCGAACATCAATATAAAAGAAAAAAGACTGTAGTAGTGTTGAGATGTGATGACTGTGATTCGATATTTGAAAGAGATCTCAAACACATGGATAAGAAACGCCTCAGCAACAATTTCTTTCATTGTTGTGGGTCTTGTGATGCCAAAAGATTTGCTCAACGCACAGGAGTCGAACAAAAACAGATCTGGAATTTACCTGCTAGTTTAGACTTACCTGTGTCTAAATTCTAAATGATTCGCCGCAGCCGCAGCGGTCGCGCTCATTGGGATTGATAAAATCAAAGCCTTCATTGAGCCCATTGCGGACCCAGTCCATGGTCAACCCGTCTAAATAGGCTAGACTTTTGGCATCTACTAACACAACAAATCCGTCATGTGCAAAATTAGTTACTCCTACTTCAGATTCGTAACTGTCCACGTATTCTAACACATAGGCTAGCCCACTGCACCCTGTAGTCCTAACACCTATGCGAATGCCTACGCCGTGACCACGTTTTGCTAGATTCTGTTTGATTCGTTTACTGGCTGTGTCGGTTACGGTAATCATCTACGGCTGCTTTGATAGCATCTTCTGCTAGAATTGAACAATGTATCTTAACTGGAGGTAGGGCTAGTTCTTGGGCGATTTCGGAGTTTTTGATTGATCCGGCTTGGTCAAGTGTTTTTCCTTTGACCCATTCTGTAACGAGGCTCGAGCTCGCGATAGCCGATCCGCAGCCATACGTTTTAAATTTTGCATCTGTAATAATACCTGTATCATGATCAACCTTTATTTGTAATTTCATAACGTCACCGCAAGCAGGTGCGCCAACCATGCCCGTACCCACATCTTGATCATTTTTATCAAATGATCCTACATTTCGGGGGTTTTCGTAATGATCAATTACTTTGTCCGAGTATGCCATTGATTATTCTCCAGTTTATTATCTTCCATATATTGGTTAGATACTTTTTTTTATCAGCTTGATAGTCTAATGCCCATGCATGCTCCCACCAATCAATCAACAACACAATATCATTTCTAACTTCGTGATTGACAATGGTTTTGATCTTGCCGTCACGAGCTAAGTAAGCCCATCCGCTGCCCTGAATCTTCATGGCTGTTTTTTCAAATTCTTCTTTGAATCGATCAAAAGTACCAAAGTGTTTTTCTATAAACGCCAAACTAGCATCATAGGGTCTGTTGGATCCCTCTGGCTTTTGTAGTTGACCAAAATAGATATTGTGTAAAAACGCACCAGCTTCATTGAAATCGTCATCACCTTCGTTCTTGTTATATCGATCAACATAGGCTTTATACAGCGTTCCGTAATGATAATCTATGGTTTCTTTAGATTTTACAGGTGCAAGATCCTCGCGATCGTATGGCAGTGACAACTGTATGAGTTTGTCTTTTTTGCCTTCAACAATGAATTTTTGAATGAAATTGTATGTCATACATGTATTTACCGCATAAATAACCTACAAGGAGATTTTAATATGCTAGGATTAATCAAGAAACTTTTTGGCAGCAAGCCAGTCGAATCTGTTGAGGTGCCTTACAAGGTAGAAACTCCACCAGTTGAAGTTGTTCAGCCTGTAGTTGAGCCAACCGCAGCAGCAGTTAGTGCTGAAAACAAAGCAGTGGCCGTGGCCAAAGCCAAACGAGCACCAACGAAAAAACCAGCTGTTAAGAAAGCACCAGCGCCGAAGGCTCCACGCAAGCCAAAGGCTCCGTAACTTTTTTATCCTGTTCGTATAGAGCAAATGAGGCCAAGTTCTTGGCCTTGCTTTCACACATGATGTCTGCCCACGACCTATGTGTCAATGCCCAAGAATTAACTGCGGTATTCCAATAAAACCCACTGTGCGCTCGCAGCTTGCCTTTCTTATAGCCCTGCTCTAGGAGGGCCGGAAGATCGGGGCGGATGTGTCTGGGATGGTCAATAAGACAGTCTTCCCGTGAAACACTATAATGTATAACAGGGCGAACACCACGCCAACTATCAATAACCCTTTTAACACGATCGTCATTCGCTTCAATATATTCTCCAGTTTTAATCCAATGATGGTGAATGTCTAGCACCAGGGCACAGTCCTTGACCAACTCAATGCTTGAGTCAATGCCCCAGGTCATTTCGTCATTTTCGATGGTAAGACAGTTACGGGCCTCGGGTGTCATTTTGCTAAGAGCGTCACGAACACCCTGCGGACCCAGCTTGCCGGAGATATGCACATTAATCTTGAAGTCCTGGAATGTCTTACCAAAGCCCATCCAACGAGCCATGTCTACGTGGTACTCGAACTCTTCTATGCTGCGTTCTACTATGCCCGGGTTAATAGAAGCCAACACGCAAAACTGGCCAGGATGAAAGCTGAGCCTAACATTATTCTGCCTAGCCACATCACCCACCCTGGCAAATCCTCTTTCTGCAAATGCTCTGACATCGGACTGCCGCCAAAACCACTTCCAACTAGGCTCAGTGTATACAGGAAGTATATCACTTGAGAGTCGTACCATTCTAAGATCTTCATCTAATGTTCCTACCCTGCTGACTAATTTGTAGCAGGCTTCTATGTTTCGCTCCATCAAATCCCAAAGCCGCTGTTCTGCTTCTTGAGGATGTTCACGCAACCACCTAACTGTGGTGGAGCCTGTATTTAAGTCGCGGTCAACAGCATTTATTTTCATACCGTCAACTTCGGAAGGATCGTTGATCCATTTGCAGGCAAAGCCTAGTCGTCTGAGTGTAGTGTTCATACTACAAGTATAACATCATTACTGCCAGTTGTCAACGACAAATTTGTCCTGAACGTCCTGAGGATTTGGTTCTCCGTGAAACACAGCTATGCTACAATCTGGAGGAGGTCGCACATCGTGTTTCACTGTTTTGAATCGCCGCCCACCATGTGCAACAGTGAGTTCATCCCTGCTGCGTATTTCCCATTTGTAACTCATGATCCATTCTTTGGGCCAAAATATCATTCTATCTTTGGCTATCTTCCAAATCCAATCTTGATCTCCTTGCAGCCGCTGTGCCTCTGCGGGTTTCGATTTGAATTGATCGTATATATGACCTTGTGTGCCGTGTGTCCATGCCAATACCGAACTGTTGAGATAATTCCAACCGGGAAAAAATTTTCTATTGAAATCGTGGATACCTATAAAGCTGGTAGGATGATATCCAGTGAGCTTGTTCATGTTGGCATGTATGACCACATCTAGATCCAAATATAATATTCTTCCCCTGAGAGGCAATGCAGAATCAAACATGTGAACCTTGTGCCACCAACCTCTAGCATAGTTGGCGTTGGGTTGATATATTTTACGAACTCCGGCAATATCATGTTGATCGTCAGTGAGACAGGCAAACTCATAAGGCACAGTGAGATGCCTAGACACCATATTACGTAGCCGTTCTACATATTCCCGGCCGTATTTGTTACCAAATCTCACACACAGCACAGTGATAGGTTCGTTGGGATCCGAAGGCACTACAAGATCAGGATATTCTCCACGTGCTGCCATTTTGGCAGCTCTCTTTTCAGCCTTGGCTTGTATGCGTTGTTCTTTTGACAATTCCATCTATGGCTACCAAGTCTTTTAAAATGTCACTAAGGTCGTCTAGTTTGATCATATTTGGACCATCACTGGGGGCAGAATCTGGATCTTCATGACACTCCATAAACACAGCTGCTACTGATCCTGTAGCTATAGCAGCTCTCGCCAGGTACGGGACCATGGTCCTATCTCCTCCAGATCTTTCTCCCATTCCCCCAGGCTGTTGAACAGAATGTGTGGCATCAAAGACCACTGGATAGCCAGTGCTTGCCATAATAGGTAGACTGCGCATGTCCACCACAAGATTATTGTATCCATGAGTATATCCTCTTTCACATAACATGATGCGTTCATTACCAGTCGAAGCAATCTTTGCCGCAACATTTTTCATATCGTGGGGAGCAAGAAACTGCCCTTTCTTGACGTTGATGGCACATCCTGTAGCACCCGCTGCCAACAATAGATCAGTTTGTCTACAAAGAAATGCTGGAATTTGTAACACATCTATGCCAGCGGCAGCACACAACTCTGCCTGATAACTTTCGTGAATGTCAGTTAAAACTGGCACTCCAAAACGATGTTTAACTGCATTTAGAATCTTTAAACCTTCATCAATACCGATACCTCGTTTAGTAGAAATGCTACTTCGATTGGCTTTGTCAAAACTGCTTTTATAGATAAACTTAATGCCTAGACTATCACAGGTTTGTTTTATGCTGTGTGCGGTTTCGAGTGTATGATCTAGACTTTCAATTTGACAAGGACCGGCAATTAATACCAACGGTTCGTTGTTTCCTAATTTTGTATTATGAATGTTAAATGTGCGCATATTATTATTTACCAATGCCTGATGGTATTGGCAATAATAAAACCACAGGTTATCACGTGAATGATAACCCAAAAAGTTTTTAAGAATAAAACAATGCGAGCTTCACGTAGAGTGAGAATAGGCACATCTGGCCTATCCTCATCAGTTTGCCCCATTCTGTGCCCAGTTGCTCGAGCCCAGATGCGTTCAATGCTATTCATTAGGCCTCATAGACTGCCGAATTGCCAGCATGTTCAAACACTTCTGCTGAACGCAACTTAACACCCTGACCTACAGGATACCGAGCTTTGTAACTTCGTTCGGTATTAGGACAAGTCCAAGTCTCGCCTCGCTGGAACGTTTCTAAAATCTCTTTCATTTTAAAGAAAGCCAGTTCGGAAAACTTTTCACATCCAACTCCGGGAACTAATCGAAGATCTAAAATCCCCCCAACGTCATTGAGACCTAGTTCTGCTAATTTGAGAAATTTTTCTAGATGAGGATCATCAGTAGCAATAATTGTAGAGTGATCGAACATGTATTCGCTCCACTCTTTGAATGCTTTGAGTCCGCCAAAGTCCATGACCCAATTGCGGTCGTCTAAGGTTTCTGATTCGAAAATTAATTTGATACCGATTGAGTATCCGTGCAGTAATGAGCAGTGACTATGTGTGCTTCTCCACTGTCTAAAACAGCATGAAAGTCCGCGGTCGTTGCCGTAAGTTTTTGTTGAAAGATATTTTGCCATCTCTAGTCTCCTTTATATAGGTAGCAAGTTTGATGACTGCAGAGTGTTTAGAGAGGGATGATGCCATAGAGTCCTCTTTGTGTGTGTATTGTAATAGTATACAACATCTCTATTTATAATGCAACGAATTCCACATTATTTTTTCTCCATTCCGGTGGCATCTTCCAGTCTGGTCTATTATAGATAACAAATGTTGTATTGGGATAATATATGAATACCGATTCAATCTGGTAGACCCAATAGCTGTGATCCACTGCCTGCGATCCTGCTCTGGCATAATTCACAGTGCCTTTGTAGATGTTGTTCACACTATGATCGATTGGATACAGATCAAATCCTATCATTGCAACTTCTTGATGACCTAACACAGCTGCCAACAACACAGCGTACCCGCCGCTGCCCCAATGTTCAGCCTGATCCTTTTTCAATTCTCCTTTGGTGGGAACTGTAGGTAGAAGGTTGATGTTTTTGTTTTTTCTTATTTTTCTAAAGTAATGATGCCAATGATCACGAACGTAGATTTCTGTGTCTTTGGTGTTGGGATTGTTTACAGCTTCTTCAGCCATTCTGCGATCGCAACAAATCAAATGATTGACATTGAGATCTCTGTGTATGGCATTACATCCTATAAGGACATGGTCGGTGTATGTGCTGATATCGATATGGCGTCTACTTTCGCCATTTCCAACCACCAACGCTCGAGACATTAATCGATTCTACCGAATCCGTTCCATATCCCAGGGTTACCTGATTGCACACATATCCATCCGACATGTTTGCCTGCCTGTGGATTGTCATTCCAACATATGTCACCTTTGGTATAAGAATTCATTGTTGGTGCAGCATCGGCACTAAAGTGTAGCTTGTCGTTGAATTTCAGTGCGCCATTGACATGAAGGGCACTGCGTTGATCGGGAGTCTGAGTGTTTACACCCACTAATCCCATTATTGATACTTTGTGATATCCGGAGTTTGTATTGCCTATAACGATATTTCCGTCGGGCAACATACTGATTCTTGCGGTATTATTTGTACCAATATCAAGAGAGTGTCCGCTAAATGTTCCTATAAATGCTCTAGTAGTATCCGGGGACCCTATCACTATTTCGACATCGTTGTCAACTATGCTTACGGCTGAGTTTGGAGAATCAGTGCCTAGTCCTAGTCTATTTGTGTTAGCGTCAAATACAAGGAACTGACTTACAGATAACCCGCCATCAATTACAAGTCCTTTAAGATGGCCGACTTCTCGCAAATTACTTTTTGTGATCGTAGGGCCTAGCTCTTTTTCGTCAATTAATTTTATGTTATCAATTGATAATGTTTTACCTCGGGCTAGATCTATGTTTTCAGATACAAAAAATCTGCCAGGATTCGAATAGTAAACGAGCTGTTTTGTATGTCCCTGGCCGCTCCAAATAATGCCTTTGCCTTCGATATCACTGCGAAACTCTAAGAACTTGCCTATATCTTGTGTAGTCCGTGCATAGGCTGAGATTATAAGTTTAAATGCTTCGTCTAGATCAGTAAGAGGGAGATTAACGTTTGTATTGTCCATACAAATATTTATCAAATCAACTTACTTTCAGTAGTATGGTTTCCTCATTTATTCTACCGTTTAGCTTGATATCTACAGCTTTGATATCCTCTAAGAACTTGCGTAACTGCACTTTGCCAGCAGCCTTGAACTCTTTGAGCTGTTCTTCCGGCTTGCGCAGGGTTTTCTGCACACTTTTTATTGGATCAAATCCAATGACTGTGGTGCCTTTGACTGCAAGATCGCTGAATTCAGCAGCCACATACTTGCCTAATTTACGTGACTTGACATTATAGATCCACAGTTCCTTGACTCCGATAATGTCTTGTGGGTTGATAGAAACTAATTTAAGTTTTTCATCCTGCTTGAGATACTTCATCTTGGCCACAACTTTGGCCTTGTCAGTGGGCTTTTTAGCACGAGGCTTTTTGTTGACCTTGGCTTCTTGTGCCAGCATGTCGCAGGCTGCAAGAATTTCGCTATAGAACAGCGTGATCTTCTTTAGATTGGTCTTGCTCAAATGAGCATATCCTTCTTTCAACTGCTCGTCTTTGGTCGTAGCTGCTTCTACCAATTCGTCGTAGTTTCGAATGTATAGTGTTTTAATAATGCGAGCATGAGCAGCCTTGGCCTGGCGTCCACGTAAAAGGTTTAGCAGTTTAAATGCTTTTGGATCAAAGGATTCTGGATCTGTTTGAAAAGCCTCAATGGCATCTTCAATCTCTTCAGTCATGCCTATTGCAACTTCACGCAGTCGTTCTTGAATGCTAGGAGTATATACTGCGGGTTTGATTTCTACTACACCATCTTCGGGTTCAACTTCGTCATGTTTGCCCTCCTCGATAATCTTAGCAATGGCTTTGCTCAACCATTCTGCGGTGTTACGGCCCTCATTGAAGTCTGCTCTTACCGCAGGCATGCCTTTGAGTAAATTGGCAGCAATGGCACCTACGGTTGTGCCGCATCGATTGTCTTTGGTATCTTTGAATGCTTTAATAACATCTTTTGGATAGTTCTGGCTGCTCATCCAATTAATAACTTTGGGTTTGAGTTCTTTGCCGCTAGTTTCTAAACGATAATAACTCATAGCCATCCGGAAGTGTCGACTGAACTGGTCAGCAGTCATGGTCTCGTGATCGTCCCATTTTGGACTTAGATCACGTCCTTTGTTTTGGCGGATATCGATACTTGCTTTTTTCAGTTTGGTTACCATAGAGTCACTCCTGTTATTAAACAATACATATATTATAGCACCAAACTGAGAGTTTGTCAACCATGATTAAATCGTTTGATTTCATGTAGGTCACCGTTTTCATCTTCTTGATAGACCACAGCTTCCATGAAGCCTAATCCAATATTGGCTTCTGCTATTTCTAACGCTTCTTTTCTACTGCTGGTGGTTTCTACCAATTCTTCGTGACCGGTGTCATCCACTGCCCAAACTTCATAAAGTTCGAAGTTCATTTTAAACTATTATCTCCTAAGTTATTCATCGTCCCACTCTATGGCCACCCAGCCTAGAGTTTTAAGATCGTTGGCTATTTCTTCAGTTACCTGACCTTCAGGTATATATCCCTTAGTGCCGCCTTCATCGCCGTTGCCCAATCCCTCTCCCATGCCACTACAATACCAATCGATGTAGTCACCTTTCTGTAGCATATCTGCTACAATACCGCCAGCATGTCTCCAGCTGGCACTCCACCGTTGATTTTTTAGGATAGGAAGAACATCCAGTTTGATAAACTGCATATTACACATGGCCGCATAGAGATTTTGTGCATAGGTATCAGAGTTTCGAGCTTTGTCACACATCCATTCGCTACTGCGTAGGTCGTATTCCATGTTGTCTTTTTGCCACGCTGGATCTACAAGATTGGCTTCGTCTTGTTCTTTGGCCGACTTCCAGAAGTTTTCATAGATCTCCGGAATCTCATCTCGGCCATCTTCTTTGGCACGTTCCTTTGCTTGTTCAAGCTGAAAGGTGTGCCGTTCAGGGCTGCTTGAAATTTTTGACATCTTGTATTGCTTTCTTTAGTGTTTCTGCGTAGTTCAGCGCCTGTTGTTCAGTCATAATAATGTTAGCCTCATACTCAACATAACCTTTGGTAAGAAGAATCCAAATGGTCTGCCAGCGATTGAGCTTCCACCATTTAGATTTTTGTGTAGTATAGGTAGTAACAGTCACACGATGGTCATCAGCTTCAACCCAAACATTGTGATCGTGATTGGCATCTTGACATTCGCAAACAACTTGATAGGTAATAGCATCGCCCCAGTCGCTGCGTTTCAATACGCCTTCTGCTGGAGTTTGTGGTTTAAGTGTCGTCAAAGGTTCGGACATCATTTCTTCTTTCATATATGCTTTTTACCATACGTTGATAGTCTTCTTCTGGTAACACAGTTCTATACATGCTGAGAGCCTGGGTGATCATGACTCCGGCTATCTCTATGTCTTTGTATTCTTCCATCATCACGCTAGAAAACTGTAGATACTTGGTATATAGGTCTTCAATACTGTGTTGATTTTTATCAGATATACTCATATCATGTCCATAGACTGTCACGGGCTTTGATTAGTCGAATCATCATAGCTTCGTCTTCGGCTGCATAGTCAGCTTCGATCTTCTGTAGCAGTTCGTGTGATCGTGTACTGAGTTCTTCAAGTTCGGGAGTCTTCTTGCTGCCAAAAAGTCTGCCATCGTTGAGGAGTCGTGCCTTTTCACAGTATTCAGTCCAGCCGCTGACATCATAAGGATCAGGACGATTACGATAAGTCACAGTCCACCATAGGTAAAGTTCTTTGATCTCTTTTGCACGAAGAGCCTGTCCAGTTGGTTTGCCATACTCTGGATGATCTGGTTCACACCAGTCGGTGTTAGTCAGAGTCATTGCCCAATCTAAATGATCAATGCCTGCTTGAGGACAACGCCAAGTGCGCCAACGGAACCAACCTGTAGCCCAGAAAGGTGCCTTATACTTTGCCTTATCTTCTTCGCTACCCCAAGCAATATGACTCCATGCTTGTTCTATTTCAACAAAGTCTACAAGTTCGTTGAAGAGGCAAGGAAGGAACCGGTTGCCCACGTCGCACCAGTTACCGGGCTTAATATCGCGAGGGTGAGCGGTAAGACTATGAGTGCGACTAACCCAACGGTTATTAATGTAATACTTAACATCATAGATCTTTCTAACAGGCCAGGTGACAAAATCTTGGATATAGCTTAGGCCTTCTTCAGCTAGCCAATAACGGACAGGATGATAGCGTTTGGCTTCATCTTCCCATTCGGCCCAGCCGTCCGAGGTTAGCGCACCCTTTTTAGGTGTGCCTCGAACCCAATCTGCGAACGGGGAGCATGACCAGTAGTTTGTGTGTTGTGCCATAATAAAGTAATTATACAGTCTTTCTAGAAACTTGTCAAGACGATTCTTTTTTGAATCAAAACTTTCTTTGGTAGCCTGCTAGATTGAGCATGATTGAATACTGCTCATAGGCTTTTTGGACAGCTGTGTTCGATTGGCGATACCAACTTTCCTCACGTTCCTTTTCCATAAGCATGGAAAACATGTCGGCGTCGCTATATCCGTGAGTATGGTTGCCAAAAAATCTCTGTTCCATTTCGACTAGGGCTCGAAAACGGCTTTCGGGTATTTGAACTGTGTAGACTTTTTCCGTTTCATATTTTACAAAGTCCTTGCTTATAACATCTGCTCGCAGGGGATCTGTAAAATACCTAGGAGGGTAATATCTAGCCCTCCGTTTTTGATCATCTACGATTTGTACCTCGTAGTTTTTACAAAACTGATCAACTTTTTCTTTCATTGTACTAGGATTTCTGCTAGAGGAAATATTTCTGCAATTACTTTTGCACAGGCTTTAGCAATTTCTTGATGCTCTTTCTGGGTGCCATTGGCCGAGCGTAGTTCAATAAAATGCACCCATGAACGCAATGTTCCATTCATATACAAGCGACTTTCTATAAGACCTTCTGGTAATACAGCCCGAGCCTGTTCCTTGGCTATGCCATTAGCGATAGCCCATTCATACTCTCGTTTGGCAGCATAGATGACTCGCTGTTGAGCACGATACCATTCATTTTGTAACAATTGATCATCGACGTCGACGCTATTCTGTCTGTTCTTGGGGTCTTGAAGTCTAGCTTCCCTTGTAACAAAATTGAGATCTTTCGTTGGGTCAGCATAGCGTTGAGAGAACTCTTGGAAACTGAAACTTCTGTGTCGCAAGATTTGCCGGGCAATGTCTCTTGTTGTGGTAATTTCGATACAGGCGGAGACCATTTCGAGCGGTGACCAGTGTTGGTGTTTAACCAAATATCGGATAAGTTTATCTGATGTCTCTGTATTAAGCTGGTTGCTGGGATTGCTGACACGGGCGCAATACGCAATGAGTTCCTGTGCATCTGCAATACCCATGTCTTGATATTCGCCGGTGGGTTGGCTGTAGGATAAAAGTTTAACATTCATATATATTTACTGCTTAGGTTCTTCGACCGGTTCATCAAAACAAAGACTTTCCATAGTCTTGTAGTGTTCGTAGGCTTTTTTAAGAGCTTCGAATCTTTCAAGTTTTGCCGGATCAGGCACTAGTATGGACAGTCTTTGTTCCATTTTCTTCATAAATTCTTTTAGACTCTTACCATCAATTTTAATATCTGTACCAGCGGCCATGTCGATACCATCAGTGCTAATGTTAACGGTGCTTGAACTATTCCAATTACCGTTGTTTATAGCGTATCCACTAGTCCCGGTAGTCCATCCGGTATTGCTGTTAATATTACCAATAGTAGTAATGCCACCAACAGTTGTGCCACCATAGGTAAAGGTGCTACTGGGCAGAGTTATTGTATTGATATTTGAATATTGATCCGATGAACCAGTAAGTGTAATAGTATCTAGGGTGTCAGTCATGGTGCTTTGAGCAGCACCATAGCTGCTTAGATCAATTTCAATATCATCAAACGTGATACTGTCCTTGTCGCTCATGATTAGGCCTTGGCTTCTTTGCGAGCGTTCTTTTCTTCTGTGATTTCGTTGCGACGAGCTTTAACTGCTTTGCCTACTTCCTGTAATGCTTTGCGAGCACGGGTACCTGCGGCATTGTTACCTGCTGCAAATTTTGCGTCTTCTGCCAAGAATGCTTCCATTGCTGCTTTTAATTGTTCTACTGTGTTTGACATAATGTTTTCCTTAAGTTATGTTCTACTACTTATAATAGTAATTGGTGTGGTCGGTAGGATTCGAACCTACAAAGCGATGTCTAAGACGTTGCCCTTGCCCAAATGCGTTTCACAACGGACCGGAGGTATACCAAGTTCCACTCACGACCACACATACAGTATATAACCGCAAACGCAAAAGGTCAAGACTTTTGTAGTTAAATACTGTCAGATTATGACACAAGACTTCACAAAGATACCATTCCATAACATAACAAGATTTGGTCAACGCACCATGTTGCATCGCCCGTTATTTTCTACCAGTTGGATTTTGGGCCGTTTCTGTAATTATAACTGTTCTTACTGTTGGCCCTATGCTAGATCGGACAAGGTAGATCACCAGCCTTTAGAAGTATATACTAATACTGTAGATGAAATCAAACGGCAGGCTCGACTAAATGGCTTTAATGAATTTCATTGGAGTTTCAGTGGCGGCGAACCTACTGCTTACCGACAGCTACATGATTTGATTAAACACCTTGACGAAACAGAAAGCACATACCAAAGTATCCACATGACAACCAATTTAAGTCCTGGAAGTAAATGGTGGAATACCTGGTGTGCCAACACAGCATTACTACAACGCAGAAGTATCACAGCATCATTTCATGATGAGTTTGCTCGAGAGCAGGAATTCGGTGACAAGTGTCTACAGTTATTGCATGAGCGTGTGCATGTCACAGTCAATCAAGTAATGGTCCCGGAAAAGTTTTATGAGCTTTATGAACGCATGTCTCGGCTACATGCTCGTGGAATCAATGTTACGCTCAAACCGCAAAGTGATCCTACAGCGAGTCGTGTAGTCGATGGCTACACAATAGAAATGATTGATCTATTACAGACTGGATTTCCTCAAACATCACAAGGCGAAGACGTTTATCAAATAGCATTGTATGATACAGACAACAAAGAATATTTGTTCGATCAAGCAGAAAGATTTAATGCTTTTGGTTTTAACAAATTCCAAGGTTGGAGTTGCAATAGTGGGTATCAAAGTGTTATAATAAGAGGTAATGAAGTGAAACGATCATATAGCTGTCACGACCGACTATTAGGAACACTAGAGAGCTTTGAGCTTTTTAAAAAACCAACAGTTTGTATAACACCTAGTTGTGTCAGCAGTGCTGATTCAAAGATACCAAAATGTATAAACTAGAAAACATAAAAGACATACATCTAGAATTAACAAGTAAGTGTCAAGCACGATGCCCAATGTGTCCTCGCCGAGTTAACGGAGGGATACTAAATCCTATTATGTCGTTAAATGAGATAACACTAGAACAATTTAAAGAATGGTTCTCAGATGAATTTATAAATCAACTAGATAGTCTGTTTATGTGCGGCAATTTAGGTGATCCTATTATTGCTGAAGATTGTTTAGAGATATTTCAATACTTAAAAGAAACTAATCCTAACATACGATTGAGCATGCATACAAATGGTAGTGCTAGAAATATACACTGGTGGAAAAAATTAGCAAAGTATAAAGTTAAAGTTACATTTGGAATAGACGGTTTAGAAGATACACACAAGTTATATCGCATAAGCACTAATTGGGACACCATTATAAAAAATGCCGAGTCATTTATAAAAGCTGGCGGCGAAGCAGAATGGCACATGTTAGTGTTTAAGCATAACGAACATCAAATTGAAGAATGCCGTGCGCTAAGTCACAAACTTGAATTTAAAAAATTCACAACCAAGCATACTAGTCGTTTTAAAGATAACAAATTTCATGTATTGGACGAAACAGGCAAGACTGTTAATATTCTTTATCCTACTAAACTTAGCACTTCACATACAGTAAATGTGTTGTCAGTATTACCAGCAGAGATACAATGCAAGGCAAAGAAATATAGTCAACTATACATAAGTGCAGACGGAGGAGTTAGTCCGTGTTGCTGGTTGGATTTTTCCTGGCAGTTGCCTAACCAGGACAATAGAATAAATTATATGGATAAAATTGGAGTTTATCCTAACCTAAATAAACAGTCGTTAATAGATATATTTAATTCTGGTTTCTTTAGTAAGATTGAAAGTACCTGGTCAACCGTTCCTTTAATGGAATGCGGCAAACAATGTGGACATTTTGATAAGCTAGGAGAGCAATTTGTTAGTTGATACAGAGCACTTACATCACTGGATGCAAGCCATAAGACAAAGCTCAGATCCTATGAGGACCATGGATGCATTCTGGTCTGGACAACTTAAAAGCAAAGAATGGTTAATCTCAAATTTAAGAAAACACATTAATAAATTTGTAGGTATTGATATACATGGTGGCTGGGTCGGTGTACTAGCCAGTATGTTGTTCCAAAGTGATATACCTATTATTAATATTCGTAGTGTTGATATTGACCCTACCTGCGAATCTATTGCGGTTAACATGAATAAGATTGAAGAAATGGTTGGCAAGTTTCGTGCTGTCACAGCAGACATGTGTGCTCTTCGTAGTGATGCAGATGTCATTATCAACACCAGTTGTGAACACATAACACAAGACCAATATGACACATGGTTAAGCGGAATGCCACATAGCAGCCTACTAGCATTGCAAAGCAATAATTATAATATAGATGAACATGTTAGGATTGCTAACAGTTTAGAAGAGTTTAAAAAACAATGCCATCTGGACAACATTTTGTATGCCGGGGAACTTGATTTGCCGTTGTACAAACGATTTATGATTATAGGAAAACAATGATAGAATTAGGGTTAGTTAAATGGTATAATGACGCAAAGAGATACGGGTTTATTAAAGCAGACTCGGATGGAGAATCTATTTTGGCACAGAGTCATTCTATTGTGGAAGAACCAAAGACTTTGAGAGAATTTCAACGTGTAACTTTTGAAAGATTTGTAACTGATAATGGCCTAGAAGCACGTACTATAAATATCGCCATGAACCCAGATTTATCGATTTACGAACACGAAGTTATATCATTGAAAAAACAACGACTTCATCTTTCTTCATTTGTAGGACATGTCTTATTAGTGGTTAATACTGCCAGCCGATGCGGACTTACACCTCAGTACGAAGGATTAGAAAAATTATTTCAAACATATAAAGATAAAAAATTTACAATCCTGGCATTTCCGACAAATAATTTCGCAGGACAGGAGCCTAATACAAATGCCGAAATTTTAGATTTTTGTGAGACAAATTATAATGTAAGTTTTTATGTTATGGAAAAATCAAATATTGTAGAACAGGATAGTTCAAGCCCTGCACAATTCGCCGAAACTGCACCTAGAGAAATAAATTCTTTTTATAAAGACCTTGCCACCAGAACAAATGTTTTACCGCAGTGGAATTTCCACAAGTATCTAATTAATCGTACGGGTTCTATTATTAAAAGTTTTGATCATTTGACTCAACCAGACAATGATGTATTAATTAACGCAATCGAAGAATTTTTGGATAGTAACATATGAAAATATTAATGACTGGATCATCGGGATTTATCGGATCTCACTTAGCACCACTTTTAGAAAAAGACCACACAGTTCATCATCTCAAAAGCGATCTAACAGATCACAAGAGTGTTCAGCTAGAAGTAGCTTCTGTACAACCAGATATCATTGTGCACCTAGCTGCACGTACAGAAGTAGAACAAAGCTTCTATGAACAAATTACCTTTAGTGAAATAAACTATATAGGAACAGTTAATTTAATTGAAGCAGCCGCCTCTGTTAAAAATTTAAAGAACTTTGTGTTTGCTAGTACTATGGAAGTTTATGGTTGGCAACCTATTAGTGATACTGTAAAAAATGGCGCCATACCTAAAGTATTTGAAACATTTGATGAGAACACTCAGCCTAACCCCAATGCTCCTTATTCTGTAGCCAAATATGGATGTGAGAAATATTTAGAATACGCTTACAGATGTTATGGATTGCCATTTACTGCTATACGTCAAACAAACAGCTATGGTCGTAAAGATAACAAGTTTTTTGTTACAGAACAAATTATTAGTCAGATGCTAGAAAATTCCAAAGAAGTAAATCTTGGATATGCTGAACCGTATAGAAATTTTATTTTTATTGACGACCTATTAGATGCTTGGATTACAGTTATTACAAATCCTGATAAAGTAAACAGTGGACGAATACTTACTATTGGTCCTGATGCTCCTATAAAGATTAGGGATTATGCACAAAAAATTGCCAAAAAATTAAACTGGCAAGGAACGATTAATTGGGATACTAAATTGTTCAGGCCTGGGGAGATTTACTGGCTTAATAGCAATCACAATCTAATAACTAAATTAACTGGATGGTATCCTAAAGTCAGTTTAGACGAGGGGCTAGATCAAACTATTAAAATCTGGAAAGAAAAATATGATAGTAGAACATAAGTTAAACGATGTACCGAGAATATCTGTTTTTGATAATGTACTATCTGCTGAATTTTGTAGAGGCATGATAGAAAAACATTCCAATGCTGGAATGAATTCTAATTCTGGTTATCAAAGTCGTGTTGAGTCGTATGCCCAAGTTACAGAAGAAG